ATGGCGTCACGCTACGAGCCATCCGAGGTGCACGTTCAATCCCAGACGTGGCCCGCTCAATCGGCTGTAGCGTCGCCAGCCTGTCAGTGTGGGAGACGGAGGGTGGTTGTCCGTCGACAGAGTCGATTGAGGCACTGCGTCGATTCTACGGTGCCACACTTGATGACGCGATCACTGTTGAGTCATGGGTCGCATCAGAGACGCGACACCTTGACGAACGATTCCAAGAACGCATGGACGATGAGGACGCACAATGATCATCTACCTCGACACCGAAACCGTACCGTCGTCACGTCTTGACGTCGCAGAGCACTACGCCGCCAAGCATTTTGATCCCGACGACATCGCCAAGGCCGCCAAGAAAGCAGCAGCCGACCTCGACAAGACCAGCCTGTCTGGCTTGTTTGGCGAGCTTGCTGTGATCAGTTGGGCCAACGACGACGATGAGCCCTGCACGTTGACTCGCAACTTCTACCGCGCCGATGGTGAGCGCGAGATGCTGGAAGCGTTCGCAGAGTGTGACGTGGAGGGTGATCACATCGTCGCCCACAATGCCGAGTTTGATCGGAACATGATTCGTCAACGCGCCATCGTGCTCGGGGTCAAACTGCCCCGCGTTTACTCAGCGATTGACGTCAAACCTTGGGACAGCCGTTGGCGTTGCACGATGGCGATTTGGACCGACAGCCGCATGGGTCGAGTGAGTCTCGACGATCTCTGCTTGGCGTTTGGCTTGCCAGGCAAAGGGGGCGTGGACGGCAGCATGGTGGCGGGCATGGTCAGAGCGGGCCGCATTGATGAGGTCGCCGCCTACTGTGCCGACGACGTGCGACGGGTGCGAGCGATCTACCAGAGGATGACGCGATGACCGAATCCGAACACGTCATTCAATGCCAGGCGATCCAATGGATTAGGCAGAACACGCCATACGTTGTCTACGCGATTCCCAACGGCGGTAGCCGTGGACGTCGACAAGGTGCGGCCCTGAAAGCAGAGGGTGTGCTTGCGGGCATTCCCGATCTGCATATCCCTGCGCTGTCGCTGTTTATCGAGATGAAAACGCCCGTCGGCAAGGTGTCGCCAGTGCAGAGAGAGATGCATGAGCGACTGCGCAAGGACAGCCAGACCGTCGAGGTGTGCAGGAGTGTCGAGGACGTGATCCGCGTCGTCATGATCGAGATGGCTCCGAGTGTCCCGACGCGCCAGCCACTCAAGAAGGTGCAGCCATGAAACGGTATTGGTGTCCGACGTGTGGCGAGATGGAGTCGTTCGTCTTCCTTGGGATCGCCAACGCAATCAAACACCGCGACGGTTGCATTTTGCGAGAAATCCCCGTCGTCGAGCCCCTCGCCGTGCCAGAGGTGACGACGTGGGGTGAGTCGGGGGGAGTGGATGCGGTGTGTCTGAGTGTGTATTTCGACGACACGATCTACCTCCGTGGTCGGTTGTTTGCGCCTGGTGACCGCAACATCGTTGCGGCCATCAACTACGTCGCAGGGGTGAAGAGATGATCGACCTTAGACTTGGCCGCTGGCAGGACACGCTGGCCGATGTGACGACGTGTGACGCGGTGATTTGCGACCCGCCGTATTCGGCGAGGACGCATGAGGGGCATGATGGTTCGACGGACGTCAGGGCCAAGACAGGGTGGACCCGTGCCGACGGGTATTTTGAGAAGCCATCGAATCCAGGCAGCACCAGACGTAGCATCAACTATACCACCCTCACCCCCGACGACGTCCGATCATTCGTCGATTCGTGGGCACCCCGCTGCCGAGGCTGGTTCGTCGCCTTCACGTCGCACGACCTCGTGCCCGACTACACCGCCGCCCTCGAGGCGCACGATCGGTACGTGTTTGCGCCGCTGCCGTTCTTCTCGCCAGGATCGCGCGTGCGCCTCTCTGGCGATGGCCCCAGCTCATGGACGTGTTGGATCGTTGTCGCCCGGCCACGGGCAGCACCGTACGCCAAATGGGGCACGCTGCCGGGTGGCTACGCTGGCACCAGCCCGCCGTGTGAGGTGGTGGGCGGAAAACCGGAATGGCTCATGCGCGCCATCGTCCGCGACTACTCCCGCCCCGGTGATCTGATCGTCGATCCGTTCTGCGGCTCCGGCACAACGGCCCTTGCCGCCGCATCAGAAGGCCGTCGCTGCATCACGAGCGAGGAGCTCCCGGCCCACCATGAGATCGCTCGCAAACGGATTGCGCGGGGCTACACGCCGGATCTGTTTTGATAAAACCGCATCCCAAAGCCCCAGAAAATAAATCTAGACACAGTGCTTGACATTATTTGTGCGCTGCGTAGAATGGACTCACGGCGCCAAACACGGAGCCGCAACAGGGAGACAGACAATGACCAGCATCATCATCAGCATCAACAGCGACCTCGACTCCGTCACCTACGCCACCGACACTGACGCCGAAGTGCAGATTGCTCGCCAAGCGTTGCGCGACGCTGGCCTGGCCTACGAGGACGAGTGGGTTGGCTTCGGCGACGACGCCGTCAAAAACGGCAACAAACTGTTTGCCTGAGCCACCCCCCCCCCACAACCAACACCGCAACGCCCCGACAGCCGGGGCTTTCGGCATAGGGAGACACACATGACCATCACGGAATGCCGCTGCCTATATTGCGAGGCAGAATACGAGCAGCGAGACGAGTACGAGGACGCGCCAGAGATCGAGTGGGATACGCCGATCTCAGATGACGAGCTCGCAGAACGCCTCGCTTGGTTTTGGATGCCGAAAGAGGAAGCATGAGCCCACGATTCCGCCGCGCCATCATCCGCCAAGCCGCCCGCGAGGGTCTGCCCGTGTGGGCCTGGCTGCTCGCCACCTATTACCGAGAGACGACCAATGCGTGAGCCTGACGACGACCGAGACGAGCCGACCGACGATGAGATTGCAGATCACATCGCCACCCACACGGATTGCGAGGCAGAGATCGTCGACATGATACGGTGGCTGTCGACGGACAAGGAGATCCTGCAATGGGCACACAACCTCCGTCAGTCGATCTACGAAGCCATTATTGAGGCCCGCAACGACGTCAGCGACGGTGACGAATGAGCCCCATGACCATCACTCCTGAAGAAATCATCCGTCGACAAATCGTCCGCGCCTTGTCCGATCTTGCGGACGCGGCAGCAGCCCTGCGAGTGGCCCGCGACGCTGCCTACGATGCCTCCAGAGTCGCGACGATGCCAGGGGCCAAGCGAGAGGCGGTCCTGTATGCCATCGGCGAACTGGGGGTGCTTGTAGTTGCGATTGATCGGGTGGCGGCAGCGCAACGGAGGGTAGATAATGAGTGACGCAGAACTGATCCGCGAACGAGACCGCGCCATCAAACGCGCCGACACGCTGGAAGCCGAAGTGTGGGCGCTGGGTGTGCAGGTTGTCGCGCAGAAAGCACGCCTGCATTTGGCTGGCGAGGTGATCAAGGCCATGCGGTTGTTTGATCACCGCAAGACCGACGCCGCGTTGGCGGCATGGGACAACGTGCCTGGGATGGAGCCATGAGCCTACTCACAATCGCCCTTGTCGGCGCCGTCGCCATCGGTGCCTTGCTGTTGGTCGTCCGCATCGTCGAGGCCATCGACGACGCCAGACGCAATCGACGGCGGCAGCGCGCTTTGAACTCTTTTACCACCCGCGAGAACACATGATTAAAATACCAGACATTCAATGCCCCCGATGTAACGCCGTCGGAAAAGTGACGCCCGACCCTGCAATGTCAAAGTTTATCGGAAAGGCCTATTTCAAGGTCCGATGGACGCGAAATGGCAAGCCGCACTCGCTGGACACCAACGTCAAGCAGGCCGACCTTGACGACGCCTCGTTTGGATGTGGGCTGGACTGACATATGCTCACCCGCCGAACATTCACGCCACCCGACGACAAGCCGCCGATCCTCACCAAGCGAACGCCCGTCGACGAATACGACAGGTGCCGCGAGTGCGGCACCGCCGAAGGCCAGCCCTGCTACGACAGCAACGACAAGCCACTGGCGAGCGTGTGCGTTGGTCGCACGTTGTCGAGTAGTGGCGCATTGAATCGAGAGGCACGCAACCGCTACAAAAAGAAAAAGGCCCGCACCAGGGAATCTGATGCGGACCTTTTTGTGTCGCCGACTCAAGCCAAACCAGTAGCGCAAAAGACGCACCCTTGCAAGGGGTGCAGCGTCGAGGTTCCGGTGCTGCGTGTGTGGTGCCACCGTCGCATCTGTCGAGCAGCAGCCGCGAAAGAGTACCGCGAAATCAGGTCAACAATTGGCGTCAAGATCTACACGATGGTTTGCAACAATTGTCATCGCGCATACGAGACGACAAGCGCCAGCGCGTCGTGGTCGACAGACCCTCACTGTCTGCATCCACAATGCCGCGCCGCCTATCGGCAAAGGCGAAACGCTCGACGAAAGAAAGCACCCAATGCCCATTGATTGGCCAACAGTTTTTGCGACTTATTCCGACGACGTCGACGCCGTCATTGCCAAACGGCTTGGCGTCGCAACGTCGACAGTCTGGAAGGCACGGACCAACCGCAAAGGCAAGTCTCGCAGAGACTCACAGATATTCGTGCGGTGTCCTGTCGACGTGAGAAGCGCCATCATCGAAGCAGCCGCTGTCGATGGTGTGACGATGTCGCAGTGGGTGCTCAGAGCGTGTGAGCGTGCGATTGAAGACCTGTAGCGATTGCGGATGGCCCCTAGCCAAATGGGCGAAGGGCCGCTGTCGATCATGCGCACGCTTGCGAGACCTCGCACGCCATCACGCACCACCTCGACAGGTGGCGTGTTGGCATTGCCAGACGCCAGTGAGCGCAAGCAGTCGCAAGGCTGGCGTCGTCGCATGGTGTGGAGCCGTCGCTTGTCGGAGACCCTGTAGGGCAGAGTCACAGCGACGTAGTCAATCCCGAAAAACAGTGACAGCCCTTGCGCCAACGTAGGGCCGTCGACGCCGTCCCCACATGACCGTCGCCGCTAGCGTTGTGCGGTCGATCCTCTCAACCTTTGCCGTCGCGGGGTCCGCGAGATACAGCCACGCATCGTCGGCAGCGTAGGCGCAGACCCAATGGTCCCCGATGCTGTCGCCGCCCTTGACCCCGGCGTCGTAGTCCACTGACAGCAAGGCGACACCGCCACGCGACAGAGTGTCCAGAATCAACGGAGACAGCCGATCAACAGGCGCCTTGACGCCGGGGCCATCGGCGTCGACATCGACAGTCAGGCCCGTCTGTGCTCGTACGAGCTCAGGCACCACACACCCACTAGCACCGGGTGCCCACACGCCAGGTCGAGCCAGGCCAGCGGTCTGCACCGTCGTCGGTGTAGCGCCAGCCCTGACGCCAAGGTAGCGCAAGGCCATCGCTACCGACGTGATGACACATCCGACGGCGCCGCATTTCTGATTGCCACGCCCGACGCTCATAGGCCCGTGCGGATAGGCACCCTGCCAGATGACGGGCTGATCGTTGTGGCCGCTACGCATGTGTCACCACCTTGATCGTCGACGACGAGAACAAGCGGCCCAAGCGCAACGCCTCGACAATGTCGTGAGCCATCACGACGCGGTACGCGCCGTCGTCGTAGACCACGCGGTAGGCCGTCATCGCTTGGGTGCGTTCGCCAGACGCTTGACGTCGTCACGCAACTCGGAAAGCTGTTCCTTGATGGTGACGATGTCCGCCGACATCGTCGCTATCGCAGCAGGCACACTGTCGACGCGGCGTAGGTCTCGCTCGACGACGGAGACGCGTTGATCCATGCGAATGGTGTCATCACGCAATGTGAAAAACGACGACGACACCCACGCGACGCTAGCCGTCAGCAATGCGCCGATGACGCCAATCGACCACATGGGGACCGTGACGCCGGTTGGCCGATCCGTTGTTGACGTCGTCATGGCTTCTTCGCCACGCGCTCAATCGAATCAGCCGCTTGGTCAAGTGCCACGCCGATGACGTCGTTGCCCTTGTCTTTATCGGACAACAACTGCCTCGACACGCGCCGAAGAATGCCGACGATGAAGTCCTTGGCGAAGAGCGCCAGCAAGACAACCAGCATCGATTGCAGCGACTGTGGCGAGGCGAGAGACAGCATGAGGTCTGGCATGGTGCCTACAGTAGCGAGCCGATCACCAATCGACAACCTACCGCCAAGGGTTGGGCACCGAAAACAGTAGGGCTTTTTTCGTTGGCCGTTGTCGTACTAGCGTGATCAAAAGCACGGAGCCCGACGACGTCGCATCGTCGAGAGAGATAGCGCCGGTCCCTGTCGCGCCAAGCTGTAGGTTGGCGTCGCCAGTCACGGACACTGCGTCTAGCGCAACGGCGCCGGTTGCGGTGATGGCCGATGCCTGGACGTCGCCCACACCAGCGACGCTGACACCGCCCAACGCAATCGTGCCCGTCGCTTGACCTGTCGACGAGCCGACGCCAGCAACAGAGACATTGCCAAGCGTAACGGCGCTGCTTGCCTTGATTGTCGACGTTGCAACGCCTGCGACCGCAACAGCGCCCAACGTGACAGCGCCCGACGCAACGATGACAGGTGAGCCCGCGCCAGCGACGGACACCGAGGCCAGGGAGATTGAGCCGGACGCGTGAACTGTCGACGTGCCCAGCCCGGCGACTGTGACGGCGCCCAATGCAACGGCGCCGGTAGCGATGTGCGTTTGTCTGCCGACGCCAGCAACGGTGACGGTGTCGAGGGTGACAGCGCCGGTAACTGTGACGCCAGCAGCGCCAACCGTAGCGGAGCCACTGACAGCAGCGTCGCCAAGCGTGATGTCGCTGGCTTCTTCAAGCGGAAACGGCGGATTTGGATCGTGCGCCGTGAGCGTAGGAGCCCATTGCGTTTGCGCCCACGATTGCGTGACTAGGCCGTTGCCGGATGTCTGATGCATGACCCGGCCTCCTACTCAGTTTCATCCCGCAGCGGTTGCGAATATCCCGCTGATACTGGAGCCGGTCGCAGATGAACAATTGACGTCCAGAAACGACAAGCAGGCATCGTCAAAAATGCGCGCCAGATTAAATGCGGTGTTGATTCCGTCGACGATGGTCAGCATGTTTGTGACAACGCAGGGCATAAACGCGAGAGGGTGCCCAATGAAAAACGCAACGGTTCCTGTCACCGAGGCAGAGCATTGCATTTGCGTCAGCGTCTGGATGCCAGTGTCACCAGTGGCGAGAGGTGCGAACCATTGATTGAGCGGGTGATCGAGACGATTGATTATTCCGCCTGAGTTGCCGATCAACGACGGCAGGGTGGATGCGTTGCCCGCGTGGTCTGTGTAGTTGCAGACGGTCCAGTTGTGGGCCGTCGCGCCCAATGCAACTTGAATCTCGATGCCAAGAAAGTTTCCGTCGACGGAATCCGGTTGGTTGCTGACGGTATTTTGGTAGCGCGTTGGCGCTCCCGTTACGGCCTCCGTTGTAATCGACGCCATTGTTTTGTTGACTTCAAAAATTCGGTCGTAAAGGAGGATGGACCGAGGAGCAATCGACGACATGATGTCAGCGCGGACGAAGTGCTGCGTGTCTGGAGACGTCGGATTGACGAAAAAAAACGCTCCCGCGCTCGCATCCGTCAACGCGGCACCACCGGGGGCAGCAGCAGCAGCGCCACCGGCAGACGGATAGTTCCCCTGTCGCCAAAATGAATTGGTGCCGCCGACGACGGAGGCGCTTCCGATTTTTGAAAACGTAAAGTCTCGACGCTTGCCGAAGTTTGTCACTTCATTGATGAGATCAGACAACGACGAAAACCCATGCATGCGGTGACGGTTGGCGATCATTGCGACAGCGTGGTCAACGCGTTGCACGCATCGTTCTGCGAGGCCGACAAACCCGCCGCCGTCGATGGTGCCGACAAAATCGCCGCCGCGCCCTACCCACACACCGCCAGCACCAGGCACACCGCCAACAAGGATTGGACGTGTGCCGTGCCAAGTCCGCATTGACGTCGAGATGTTTTCAATCTGTTCTTTGCCAAGCCAGCGTTCAAGTTTTCCAGCGTGGGTCGAACGATTTTCAATGACGTTGGCCATGATGTTTTCCTCAGGTGCAGACTTGTCCGGCGTATTGACCGACGTCGTCAGGGGGTGCGGTGTCGTCGGATGTCGGCGTTGAATCATGACCAGCACGCCAGAACCCGACGACGACACCGCAATGCTCGCAACGCCAAAAGACATGCGTCGCCACGTCTTCGCCCGCAGGTGGCAAGGCGAGTACCCACGACGCATGACTGAGATTCGTTGATGGATCGACCGACATCAGACGTTGCCGTCAGTGATTGTCAGCGAGGTCACCTGCACCGGTTGTGTCGCGACAATCGACAGCGTGGTGAGGTTGAGATCACTGCCCGATGTGCCGCAGTCGCCGTCACAAACAAACGCGCCGGTCGAATCGGTGAGGTAAAAAAATGCAGCCGTGCCCGTGGCGTTGGCGCTTGTGTCGGAAAACGGAACCGTGAACGTGAGGACGCCCGTCGTCGACGACCCGCAAGGGTCCGCACAGGTGAGCTCAGCTAACAACACGCCAGCAGGGACGCCGCCCTTTGTCGGCTTGCTTCCGCTATAAATGCGCAGCAGGCCAGCGCCAGCGCCAGCGTCGACGGCGATGCGGATGGAATCCACGCGAGTGTTGCGGACTGTGTCTGCGATGCGGACGGCCATTAGGTCACCTCGAGATAAAAAACAGTAGCGGACTCATGGCGACTCAACAACCTCGTCTGGACATGACGACCAGCCGATGGTGTCAGGCTCCGCAAACACCGCCAACGACGCCATCGACGATTGAGCCGTAGCGGCGTCGTTGGGAGTCGCCATCATGCGCAGCAGCCAGCCGACAGGGACGCCGTCGGCGCACTGGCGAACGCCTTGTTCGATGGCGTTGTTGACGAGGCAAGGCGCATCATCTTCGCAGTACCAATCACCCCAAGCAGTCCAGAACGCCAGGGCATCGCTGTCGCCGACACAGACCACCAGCGACGCGGTCCGCATGGTGTCGTCGAGTGGCGCGGCATCAGGTGACGCGTAGTAGCCGACAGCAACAGCAGCGGCGGCGAGAAGAGCAGCGAGGTAGCGAGTCATGGTGTCACCGGGAGAGTGCCGCCAAGCGCCCACTCGTCAGTCTGTTTGTTTATGCCGCGCTGTGTGGCGTCGAGTGCAGTGCCGCTGTAAATGAGGACGCGGAAGAGGTCGCCAGTCAGCGGAAATCCGCCTGCGTTGTACGCGCACAGCGTCAACGGTGAGGCTGTCGTCGTCGAGTAGAGCAGCGCACGGGTTCCCGTAGCTGTGGCCAGAGAGTCAACGAATATAGACGCATCAGTGCCAGCGCCGCCATCGTCGAGCAGTACCGACGACGCCAGATGAAACAGCCCCGACGTGTAGCCAGAACGAGAAAAACTCAAGTTTGTGGCTGGGGTCTCGTTGATGATTTGCAAAAAGTAACTTCCGCCGACGTCGATGGACGAATAGCCATGCACGCCGTTAGACGCGCCAGTCGCAGCGTATGTGCCGTTTCCTGAGACCGTCTTGCCGACTGTCTCGACGGTAAATGCTGCACCCTGATACAAAAACGTCCAATCAACAGCAGCAGCGCCAGCGACGCGATCCCCACCATCACACCGCACAACAGGTTGCCCGCCGACAATCGCAGTGCGGTATGTCGGTTGCGCGGAGCCCGTCGCTTGCGTCACATTCAAAGCCGAAGACCCAAGGTTGACCCATGTTCCGACGGCGTCGAGGTTGAGTTTGCCAGCGTTGTAGGCGCCGTCGTAGGACTGCGCCAAAAAGCAGCTATGCGCGCCAGCGACGTAAAATCCAACGTCAACCGTCGCCGACCCGCCGCCCGCCTGCGACACGGTGATCGTCTCCACGCCCTCGCCTGCCGCGTTTGGCGAAACGGCCACAGGACAAGACCACGACGTGGTGCCTGTGCAAGCGCCAGACGCACCGTCAGGCGACGCCGCCCACGTTACCGCGCCAGCGCCTGTCGCTGTGCCTGTCAGCGTTCTGGCGCCGGTACAGGTGACGGTGCGTGCAAAGGGTTGTGCTTCAATCGACAACGGCACACGGACACCGGGATCGAAGAACCCCGATTCGCCGCCCATGATGCCTGTCTGATCTCCGAGGTGTTGCGCAAAAGAGGCGGGCGCCACAAGGACGCCCGCCAACAACAGAGCAACGGCTCTCACTTTGTCACCAGAAAGCGACACTCAAGCACCACGCTACCAGCCGAGATGCACCGTTCAGGGTTTTGCACATTGGCGCCAATTCGGTCGCCGTTGGCCAGGACGAATCCATTTGCAAACGTCAACGCCGACCCCGCGCCGGTCGTTGACCCGACTGCAACAGCACCGCGACTGATGCACTCATAACTCACCAGTTGATGAGACCCGGCGGGTTTGATCTCCACTCCGCCCGCCGTGGTGTCGCATGTGATGCGCTCATGACGAGGGAATGCAGGACCAACCGCCGTAGCGCCGTCACGGATAGCGGCAACGACAGGCAGCGGAGAAAACGCAAGGAGCCCACCACTCACAACGAGTGCGAGAGCAACGACGAGAATGGTGGGACGCATGATTCAGACCTCGCCGATCTTGACCAATTCCAGAGCAGCCGAACGGATCAGGATCGCGTTGCCGTTGGTTTGCACTCCAAGGCGCATCTCGACGGTGTCGCCTACGGCGCTCAGGTCAACGATGGCGATAGCCACGCCGGTCGAACCACGGACGGCAGCGGCGCCCTCAGTGCGCAACGCCTTTGATCCTTTGACGGCAGCGGCAACGCCAGCTTCTTTGGCGTAGACCTGAACGAAATGAAACGTGCTCAGCACACCAAGCGCATCGCCAAGGCTGGCACAGACAGCATACCGACCGATGCCAGCGGGAGTCGCGACGGTAGCGACTCCAGCGGCGAAGGTGATGCCGCCGTTGGTGTTGTTCTTCTTTTCGGTGAACAACGCATCGGTGACGACTTGCGGCGTAGCGGAAGCCGCGACGGTGATCGTGAAGCCGGTTGCATTGTCGACGTCGACAAGAACAGTGTTGTGTGTGCCGCCAGTATTGAAAGCTGCAAGAGACATGAAAAACTCCTAGCGCCGTTGGCGCTGTTGTTGGTTGATGCGCTCGGCTGATTCTCTCGCGATCTTGCGAGCCTGTTCCGAGGTGAGAGAGGGGGAGGATTGCTTGATCTTTTCCGCGACCTTGTCGACGGTGTTGGTCTTGATCTCAGACACGCGCACCGCCCTTCGCAGAGACAGCGCGGACCATTTGCGTGATGGTGTTGGCAACGTCAGCCGACTGATTCTTTTCCATCTGTGCCTCAGCCTGTCGACGAGACTCGACAGATTTGGCAATGAAGACAGCCCGCGATTCGTTCCACTTTTTGATCATGTGCTCGGGATGTTCTCGCTTGATGACGTCTTCCTCAAACGACGCGAACTCATCTCCACCCGGCAACACCTCGCCAGGAGCAAACTTCCAATCGCCGACAAACTCGACAAGAAACACCGGCATCTGTTTGCCGTCGACGTCGATGCGCTTGGAGAGCACACGCGACAACGCTTGACGTTGCGAGGTTGCTTCGCCTTCGCGGGTGACTCCACCGTCGGGAAACTCGACGATGTGCGGGTCTTTGATTGAGCGGAGCTTGATGATTCGTTTCACGTCGGCGCCTCATGGGAGGGAAAGGAAAAGAGCGGGGCCACATGACCCCGCTCTTCAAGAGAATCGATCAGGTCTTCTCGTAGATGATCTTCACGCCGTGTTCGTCGGTATGCTCGGCAAGCGCGTAGCACCAACGACCAACGGCAAGCAGGCTGTCGTCGGCGAGGTCGTACTGGAAGCCCAGGCTAGGCTCATAGCGTTCCGTCATTTCGGCGAAGCCACGCACACTACCGGGAGCGCCAGTCTCGCCACGGCCAGCGACGATCAACGCGGACACACGGTCAACGCCAGCGTTGGCTGTGGCCATCGCGTTTTTGTTGGCGGCGTAGATCGGGATGCCGCAGAAGCCGCCACGGAAACCGTTTCGGCTTACGTCGGGGCGCTGATTGAAGAACGACAGATCGGCGGCGCCGTTGCCTGTGAAGACCGACGACAGAGCAGCACCGGAGCCCGACGACGCGAGGGTGCGCAAGTCGCCGACGCCAATTTCTTCAAGGACGAAAACAAGATCTTCGCTGGAGGGGTTGTTGTCGAGCAGCTTGACGATTGAGTCGAGCAAGGTCGCAAACGACAACGGCTGATTGGTGGTGCCAGCCGACTCCGACAGGCCGGAGAACAACGCCAAGGCGTCGGTCTCAGCCCGCAGGTAGTGCGACTCAAGGATCTCGGTCATCGCGTCACGGACGAGGGGCAGAGCGCCAGCGCCGTTGCCCTGGATGGCGTCGATCACCTGTGAGCGAGCAACGCCAGGCAGAGCCAATTCAATCGCATCGGCAGTCAACTGAATGCCCTGAACCTTGGTCGAAGGCGTGATCGAGATGTTGGCTACGACGCCAAGGGTTGCAGGGTTGGAGAACGCGGTGGCTTCCGTGTCATCGACAGCAGCGGCAATCGCGCTCTTCTTGCGGATCTTGCGGACCTTGGACGAACGACCGGAGATGTCAGCCATGTTCAAGAAAGGCAGCAAGACGAACTTGCCGCGCAACGGGTCAAGTGCGATCTGCGACATGACCTCGGTCAAGAGCCAGTTGGCGACGGTGGTGGACGTAGAGACACCCATATGATTCGATCCTTGTGCGGCGCTCAGCCGCTCAGTGGTTATTGCGCCTTGGCTCGGGCAAATCGCCCGATGCCAAGGGAAGCACTCGACGATGAGCGCCCAGACATTTTGGATGCGAGCCACGACGACCAGCCTTGTGGATCGCGTGCCTTCGCCTCAGCAGCTTTCTTGCCGGTCACATCGGCAAGCGCCTCATCAAAGTCGACGACGGACACAGCAGGTGGAGCACCCATCGACGGGGGCTGGCCAACGGTCTTGAGCGGTGCTGTCGAGGTCGAGCGAAACGCCGCAAGGATCTCGCGCTTGGCGTCGATGTCGCCTTGCTTGCCATAGATGGCACGCACCGCCTCGGGGAGTGCGGCAGCCTCAGCGTCAAGGCGCTTGGACTCGGCTTCCTCATGTGCTCGCCAACGATTGGCGAGCGGCTTGTACGCTTCGATCTCCGTCAACCGAAGAGCCATCTCAGCCTTGAGCGCCGCAAGTTCTCTAGCCTCAGGCGAAGGCGCAACGACAACAACAGGCGCAACAGCAACAGGCTCAGGCGAGGGTGCGGCGTCCATGGTTGGCGCGCCGTCGATGGCGGATAAGGTGGTCATGTCAAGGACTTTATCATTACATAACCGCTTATGCAAGTGACGCTAAAACGGCGTTCTAGTGCGACCTGACAGCAAACTGTGACAGTGTAGCAACGTCGATTGACACGCCAGTAGCGACGCCGCTTTTGGCTGTCAGCTTGACCTCAAACGTCAGGGTGTTGATACCAGGGCGCAACGTGAAGAATGGCGAACCCGACGCCACCGTCAGAGCGGTACTGCTGACTGTCAACGTCGACGACGTCGACGACGCCTCATCGGATGACAGGCATGTGATGGTAGCAGTAGCAGACCCAACGCCAGCGCCGCCAAGACGAAACCCAAGCACTTGGAGAAGGCCACGGCTGTAGGGCGTCATCTGGCGTTCCTGAAATGGCTTGACCTCGACAGTGATGGTGCGTCGTTGCGATTGCCCGACTTCGCCCAAAGAAATCCATGGCGTCGTCCGTCCGTAGACAAGCGTCGACGTCTGGTTGGCTTCGCTTTCGTATGTCCACAGCGGATGCAGACAAGCGGTCCCCCATGGCGCACCGCTACGGTCAACGCCGCGCTTGCCTTGTGGATTGAGACCTGTCGCGCCTTCGTCGTCGGCCACAGGATTCTCACCTGTGGCTAACTCCCAAAGCATCCTGCCTCTGCCCAGGATCGATTCTGCGAGGCTATCGGCAACGGCAGGCGACAGACTTGTGGCCTCGACAGCCAGCAGCGCCTTGCTTGAGATAAAGCGTTTCAGCGTCATGGTGCCTCAAAATATGCCATCGCGCCCAAGACGATGAGGTCTCCGTCGATGGCAGCGGGTGTGATGTGATGGAGGTTTACTATCACATTTTGGTGTGAACCCGGCGTAAACGGAATCGCGGTGATGGTACTTGACCAATAGTTGGTTGCGCCCATGCGAGTGAATGAGAACGTGCCAGACGTACCCGCCGCCGTCACACGAACACGCCAGTCGTTGAGTGTCGTTGCACCGCCACCGGGCGCTTGCACCAGAAGCGTGAGCTTCAGCAGCGACGATGCCGTGCTAAAGTTGGGCATGATGCAGCGCATAAGCGCAACGCTTGCAGGAGTCGCAATGTCAGGACGCGTGACAGGGAACCTTGACCACTGGAGCATCCCTGTCGACGCCGCTAGCGTCGTTGGCGCGACGATGAGCTTGAGCCCGCCAGCATACGAAGACCCAAGCGCAACGCACGCAATGGGCAGGTCTATCAACGGCTCGGAGGTGAACGACGCACGGTTGCCGAGCCGGTTCGTCGTCATCGTCATGGATGCGTTGCCAGCCACAGGAGCGCCCGTCATCCACTCCGTCAGGGCGTTGATGTTCCGGTTGGCCCGCGAGATGACATAGGCGTCAAGCGGGCCGCTTCCTTCAACCTGCGTCGAATCGAACTCCACCCATGTGCCGGGAACAAACGTCGTTGGCAGCGGGTGATTATTGCCGACGCTCGACGACGGTACCGCGCCGGTCCGCGAGGCTTGGCGCCTTGCAGGGTACAGGCGCCAAGCGCCCAACTTGCTGGAGTCGTTGCCGCCAACGCCAGACGCAAGCACACGTGTGAACCGCGAGACGGTCAGGAACTGAAGGCCAGCGGACAACGTCAGATTCCACGAATACGTCGGTAGCGCCGTAGTGTTGAACTGTTGTTCATCGTTCACTGTGCGAGGTGGAGCGGAGCCGTCGTTGATTGGCCGACCGGGGGCAATACCGCCAGCGGTCCGACGCCCGTCAATCGGTCCCTGAAACGCCGCCCACGACGAGTCAAACAACGTAGCGGTGACACCGACTTCGCCTTCGTTGAAAGGCTTTGGGTCTGATATTTCCACCTCCAAGACCCACGATTGATCCTCGCCAGTCGCAACAAAAATGGGAACCGCGATGACGTCGACGTAGTCCGCCACAGCAGGCGACGGATCGGTGATGTCAATCCGTGCATCAATGTGCTGATTGGCGATTGCAAGACCGAGAGGACAACCGCGACCGCTACCAGTGTGGTTGATCGTAACGGCGTTGCCATTCTCGCCCGTCAATCGGTCCTTGACCTCGGCCATCTCGCCAAGTGCTTGGTACAATGCTCGCCAATAGATGCTGGCGTCGGCCACCACCTCGGACGGTGGAGTACCTGCGAAAGTTGAAGCAAGTATGCGAGCCATCAGCGCCACCTTGGTTCTGTGTCAATGACGCCAGCGGTACCAGCCACGATGCCCTCATCGTTGGCGAGCGATGCCATCTCGATCACGTTGACTGTTGAGACAGGCGCCGTTGGCGTGGAGCCTGTACTAGTCGGTGCAGCGACGATGTAGTCAACGCCAGCTTGCAGCGCGAACGCCGTAGCGGAGTCGATGGTTACCGTCGTTGCACTGACAGCCGTTACGGTTCTGACGTTGTAGGTTGCGCCCGATATGTCGAAGACACGCACGGACATGCCCACGCTAAAATACTCGCCAGGCGAGGCGTATCCGTTGACCTCGGGGCCAGTCGTCGCCAGCGTCAAGACCGTTCCGACAAACGAGCCAATGACAGCAGCGGGGCAGACAAACAGTTGCTTGTCCAAGACCTGAAGGCCCAGCGTCATCCGTCCGGCGTCGTAGTCTGGACGTCGTGAGACCACGCGACAGTTGCTACCTGCAAGCGTGCCGCCTCGCATGTCTGGCAGATAGGCGTAGTCATTGATCAAAGTGCCAAGCGTGACGATGTCGCCAAGGTTGACCGACAACAACGACAGCGAAACATCAACCGACAAGCGACGGATGGCGTTGCCGCCGCCAGCGCCGCGCAAAAGTTTGGTGAGGTTAGACAACCGGAGCCCGATGGGCATGTCTGCTGGATGTTCAAAGGGGTCGGCATGAATGCGCCGCGCTTCAAGGCAGCCGATCGACTTGAACTCAAGGTTCAGCCGGTTGCTCATTCTCGGGTAACGCTTGGCCATGATGCCATCAACAAGATTCATCTCGGCCGTGTAGTCGCCAGAGATGGGGGAGTATCCCAGCTTGATAGTGGCGTAGGGGTAGACCGTGCCTTCGTCGGCCATCACCACGATCCGCGAGTCAGGCAGCAAGCTGTTGCCGTCAATCAACGTCGACGACGTGCGTGACTTGCTTAGGTTGATCAGGCGCAGCACACCATCTGACGTCGTCACGACGGCGCAATTTGCCAAGATACAGAACTCCCTCAAGTAGTCGGACAGCTTGCTTTCCTTGTCGACAATCAGCGTCGACAGCGGAGACACAACCTGATCAAACGAACTCAAGTCCACATCGGTAACGTCGATCCCAGCGCCGATGCTCCATCCCGATTCCAACCGACCATCAGGCGTCGTTGATGGCAAACGACCCGGCAATTTGTCGTTGACGGTCGCGCCCTGTCCTTCGCGTGACAACATGAGATACTTGAGCATCGTCGCGCCGCCCTCTTCAGAGACGAACGCAATCTGTCTTGCCGACGTGACGATGCGAAAGGAGAACCGTTGAGACCCAAAGAGCGTGTCGGCGTAGACCTTCAGCGTGCCAGTGATGGCGTCGTGTGATTCCACCTCATAGATGCCGACGCTACCGCCGTTGGACTCAAGCGCAACGTAAGCGGGGAACGCAACGGCGTTACGGATTGCGGTCTTGTTCTCACATTCAAAAGCATCGACACGACGATTGGAGACAATCGCCGACGACAGCCACTTCGCCGGGGTTGTTTGCAGTCCGAATCCAACCGGGCGTTCAAAGAACTCTTGAGCGATGCCCGCCAAACGGAGCGACCACTTGCGGTCTCCGTTGTGCATTGGCGATTCGTCAACGACGAACACGCCTAGCAATTGCTGCGACGTAGGTGTGTAGCCGTATAGGAAAACGCGTCGACCTTGCCACGACGGAGGGGAGACGTAGACGGAGTCCCCATCTGTCAAATCGCCAGTGATAGCAGATGCCTTGGAATCGAACGCGCCACGGACACACGTTCCGAGCGTTGTGCCCACCACCGTGCCGATGGTTACCGTTTCGGCCCCGATGTAGATTACCTGTCCAGGCGACAACGACGCGGCGTTGTAGACTGACAGGTTGGCTCCTATCGCCGTCGTCGCGCTTTTGATCCATGTTGCCCTTCGCTTCACGACAGAGAACAACGATTGAATCGACAGGCTGTTGTCGTCGACAAGTTCAACGTCGAGCGTCGCCGCTACTTCACGACGTTGATCCATATCAAGCACTGCGTCGCCTTGTTTCAGCGACGTGATGCACGCAATCTGCGTCCGGCCTGTCACTGTACTGAACGACGACGAAACCACGCGCTCCATAAACGCGACAGGGATGCCCTCGACAATCAGACCCAACGTCAGGTCTTTGTGTGCGCCAGATTGCGCGAGGTCATCATACAGCGTCATCAGACCACCTCAGCGTGCATGATGAGGTCCAGAGAGTAGAGAGGCACGCCAGCCCCGATGGCTTGTGGCTCGTAGGTCGTCAGTGCGTCCTCACTGAAATGCACCACGTCAACAAGCGTCGACGACGTGCGAGCCGCAAGCACGGTGCCCGACGAGATGGGCACATCATGCATCTCCAGGGAAGCGCCAGCGCCGAAGCGTTCAATAAAACCCTCAAGCGTGTCAGCAGCGAACGCCAGCGCATCAATGACGAACGTGCGCGACAGGTGGACGAACCCAAGCGACACACGCCAAGACTGCATACGGTCGCTCCTAGACACGCCAGAGACGCGACCGTTCGCCGCACGGGTCACACTGGCGACCCGCTCGGAGAACGGCTCCAGAATCGCGTAGGCGTCGTTTGACGCCCATGCCGCAGCACATGACCGCGTCGACACCTTGGGTGTCGCATCGTTGGCGGTACTGGCGACGATGCCGATCAGCGCCATGTCGAACGTCGTCGAGCCATCGACGACAACGCCGAAGGTGTCCGTGCCAGTGGCACGCGTGATAGTGAGCAGCGTGTGCGACGTCGACGTGTCGAGGTTGGCGGCAACCGTAACCGTGTAGGTGTTGCCTGCCCCATATGCAGCAGACAGCGCCGTCGCCAGCACAGCGCAGAAGTCTGACGCGGTGCCGTCACCTCGGAGATAGTAGGCAGGCGTCAACGTGGTGTTGATTGGCAGGTCCACGTTGACGGTTGCCAACGCCGCCTCTTTGAATCGCAAGCGCCGATTGGCGAGAGTCACAACGATGGCGCCAAGGAAAACCGGATAGCTCATCGTCCACCACGTCGTCGGCCAGTGTTGACCGCTTTGGAGATTTCTCGCGCCGTGTCTTCAGGAAGAGGACCGCCGACACCATATGCCACATTGACGACGAGCGGGCCACCACCACCGTTGCCACCGCCACGGCCAGGGCTTGCGCCACGATCACGAGATGCGGACTTGTCTGTCGATGGTGCTTTTGCCGCGCTCGACACCATCGACGCTGCAACCTCAGCGCCACCGACGGCGATGGCTTGTCCAGCGGCAATCAAAGCAAGACCGCCAGCAAGCGGGACGGCGCCCGCCGGGTTGCCGGTGAAAAGTTGCGCCAGTCCCGTTGCAGCCGACTCGGCACCCTTCAGCGTGATGAGGTCGCCAGCCTGTTGTGCCAGACCTTGAAGCAATATTGCGCCAGCGTCCTCCTGTCCCTTGGCAGCAGCCGCAGCAGATTGAGCGATGACCGATGACGTCTTCATCAGTTGGCCGGTGACGAATGCGGCCTGAGAGTCAGCGACGCTTTGTTTCTTGCTCGCCTCATCTTCCGCGATCTTCACGCGCTCTTCTGCTTGACGTCGCTCTTCCTCGGTCGCTTCCTTGTCCATGCGTGCTTGCTCTTCACGCGCATTGGCTTCGTTCTTCAGTCGATGCGCTATGGCTTCATCTCGCATCTTGGTCACAAACATTATGTTCTGTTCTGCGACTGTGCTTTCTTCCATTGCCTCATGCTTGACGACGGTAGGGCCGATCTTCTTTGCAGGCAGGTTAGCCGTCGCTGCCTTGCCTTGTTCAAGGTTCTGTTTCTGCTGTAGAAGAGTGACCGTCTTCTCAAGGATCTTTCGCTGTTGCTCGTACCGTTCTCTCTCGTCAAAATACTCTTGACTGCTACTGATTTTCATCGCGTTGCGGGCTTTGATAACTTCGTCGACTTGCGCATTGACGGCGTCAATCTCCATCTGCACACGCGCCGCCGCTTGCTTGACCGTCTCAGGCCCAGCGGCATCGCGACGTAGTGCAGCTACATCGCGCTCGGCTTTCTGCATCTGCCCCGCAGCAGCTTCAACGGGGCCATATGTTTTTGCGATGAGTTCGTCTTGTTCGCGGTTGAGTGTTGCGAGGTGAGAACTAAATGCGTCGACGGCAGCAAGGCCAGCGACAAGTGCAAGCGCAAAAGGACCGCCAGCGCCGAACGCCGCAGCCATCTGGCCAGCGCCCGCAACCATCTTGCCGACTTGTCCTCCCATGCCCTCCATCGACGACGACACCAGCGAGATGGCGGCAGCTTGCTTGCTTAGGTTTTCGGCACTCTTGCCGATGCGTTGGCGCAGCGTCTCGGTAGACGTCGCCGTCGTCGTCGCTACCTTGCCTTGCTCCTTCAGCGCCGCCGTGGCTTTGTTGGTCTCCGTCGCCAACTTCTGCTCATTGCCAACAAGAGACACCGCCGCTTTGTCGACCTTTGCCAACTCGCTGTTGGCTTGCGTCGCATCGGCGGTGATCGTGTATTTGACTTGTTGGTCGCTCATCGGTGCCTCTTCTCAATCTCAGCCGTGCGCGCAGCACGTCCACTGGCGATAATCTCAAAGGCGTCGATGGTGTGTGGCGACAACGACGACAACGCGGCCACGCCGGGGTTGCCTTCGCATGAGCGCCACAGCGACAAGGTGCCGACGACGTCGCTGTTGTTCAGCAGGTGACGTCGTGGACAAGTGTCGCTCGCATATTCTGTCCCGACAAACGACGTCATGCGCCCGCCTCCGTGACATCCGAGTAGGTCGCGCCGTGGAGCGGGACATCGACGACAGTCAAACTCCGTCAGGTCAACGGCTGTAGCCGCCCACAGCGCAACGCTTTTCCCGGAGGCAACTCCAAGAAGTAGCGCACAGCGTCGTGGAATGGCACCAGCAGACCGGCCAGTCGCAAGCCGGGCAGAGACTCGGCCAGCGTCGAGCGCATACCTTGCAAGCCCGTCACGCTCGCCAGGCACACGGTGATCATTTCCTCGTAGAGCAGACACAGCCGCTCGTCGGCGTCTCGCTTGCCTTCGTCGTCGGCAGCGTCTCGCCAAGCACGCCAGGCAGAAGCACGCCGCGCTACCCACCCGCGCCGTTGCGCGTCAGAGCACATGCGAAGGGTGACCGACACGCCGTCGAGGTCTTCGCTGTCGACGTACTCGCCGGGGTCGGCCAGCGTGTAGCCGGAGACAAGGCCCGCGATGGCACGGGCCGATGTCCCAACAGCCGACGTGTCACGCGCTACGATGGCCGCAGACAGCGTTGTGTCGGCAGATGCGACCGCTCGCCAGTCCGTCGAGTCATCAAGCGGCACGTTCGACTTGGTGCGTGCGGCAATCTCGGCAACGACAGCCGCACGGGAGGCGTCGTGTGCTTCCCGAAGGATTGCCTGCAACGACACCGGCTCGCCAACGTCGCCAGGGTAGAGAAGCAGCGCGGCCATCAGCCCACCGCCAACACGGCAGGGAGTGCGCCGGTACCGACAGCGGTGAACTTCATCCGTGACAGACCGTTGACGACGGCTGTCGACGCGACGAAATCAGCCGTCGGCAGCAAGGCGTACATGATGGCGCCAACGTCTGAGCCGACAAGCAAGGCGACTTCACGCACCGTCGAGACGGCGCCCGCGTTGACGTCGGACCCAAGGAGCGGGACCATCGCGGCGTCCGTGAGCTCACCCGTCAGGGCAGGCGACGTCGCACCGATCAGGACTTCGCCTTCGATGGTAAACGACTTGCCATCGCCAGCACCGCACACACCGCCCAAGCGACCGTTGCCGCCGATGGTGTCGACGTCGCGGATCTGCGTTGCGTTGCTGTAGTTGATGGAGATGTTGCTGGCGAAGTATTCCACGCCGTCGATGAGCAAGCGCACACGGTCGGCGACGATGGGTGAGCCAGCCGTCGGCTCGGCATGGGCCGGGTCCGCCTCGGCAACGTCAGCCCATGAGGTCGGAGAAAACACCGAAGACATGCCGACGATCTGCCCACTGGCGAGCGACAGCGCCATGCTCATTGGAGCACAACCGAAATAGTCACGACGCCATGACTCGCCCTCGCCAGTCAGGAACGCGTGGACGTGATGCGTCACGCTATCGGCCACCGTGTAGACGGCCATCCGAAAGACCGTTGCTGCCGTCGTCGGGGTGCCGGTGTAGGGGTGTTGCAGTGTGACCGTCGTCGTCGCCCCGCCGCCGCCAGATTCGACACGACCCATCTGAATGCCCGTCGTTGACGCGAACGCAATCACAGCGCCGTTCTGCACGTTTGCCGCCGCCGTGAACGCGACGATTCCCGATGCCGGAGTGTGACCCGCCGCCGCGATGGTGGGAGCAACGCCAACAGTTGCAGGCGCAACTGCGCCGAACATCGACTGCAACAGCAGCCCTTGTTCCATCTTCGCTTCCCATGCCGCGACAGCCGCGCCGCTGTTGCTGTCGACGCCGCGAAACTCCGTCGCCAGCGTGATGTCCGCAACGTCCTGAGCACCGCGTGCATGGGTGTACCGGCGTCCGCCCTGTGACCGCAGATTGCGAGCAAGTGCCACGCGATTGCGTGGGTACAAGCCCGCAACGTCGTCAGTGCAGCGCAACGGAAACAACGTGCCGGGGGTGCCCGTGAACGTCGATGAGTCAGAGTGCAGAGCGTGGCGGACTGTCAGCAGGCGGGATACGTCGGTCATTGGCGATACCTCACAGAGAGAGAGATGCGGAGGCGTCGAGCGCCAGTGATTTGCTCGACGACGAACGGGGCTAGCGTGTTGTCCAGAGTAGCGATGCGTTCAATCGTCGACGTCGGTCGAGCCCAGTTGGCTCCGTCGAGCAGCGCATAAATGATGCGCGTGGCGTCGTCGACGACAGCTAGGTCAATCTCCGAGGTGTAGGCGACGTCATCGGGGTACTCGACGACAAGGTCGCACATGACACGCCAACGAGAGGCAAGCGGTTGCGTCACGTCTTCAGGCGCGCCCGACGTGGTGCGAATCCAAAAGCGCCGCGATGACCCGACGGCGGCAAGGTCGGAACCCGTGGGGTCTTCCTTGAACGACGGCGCCAGCCCACGCGTGCGCACAACAGGCGCCACGCCCTTGATGATCGAGACCACTTGGGCACGCGCCAGCGCCCAAGTCATCGCGTCACCATGATCTTCTGCTTGGGCTCGTTGCCGGGTGACGGAGGGTCCGGCGTCGCTTCAAGCTGTGACCGGATGGCGAGGTCAACGCGGTCTTTCGTCGTGGCCTTCGTTTGCTCGTAGGCCGCTTCAAGACGTTCGACGTAGGCCACATCGGCAGCGGGCCACTGGCGAGCGAGATGCAGCACGACAGCCGCAGCGTGGACAGGAATGAGCACGTCATCGGTGATGACGTCTTCATCGAGGATGCCAGTTGCTGCCAGCCACGGCTGCACCATCGCAAGCCACGCCGCGCCAATCGACTCTTCCAGCGTGGTGTCTGTCGACGACGCCAGCCGACGCACGACAGGGTAAAGGTGTTGCAACGTCGTCGTCGTCAACGCGATTGACGTGATGCGCCGGACAACGCGAAACGCCTCGTCCCATTCCGTCAAGATGCCGTCGACGGTAGCCCTGAAGAGCACATAACCGGGGCCAGGCTCGGATGTCTGCGCCGCCGTCAACGCGACGGAGACCTCGAGACCTCGAACCGCGCTTCCGTTAGCGACGTCCGCAAGCAACGGTTCTGCAAGCCACATCTCCGTCGACGTGCCGGTTCTTGTCGCCTCGACAGTCAGCACGCGCCCATGCGTTGCATCGGTGATCAGATACCGTCGACCGGCGACAATGGCGACGGCGCCCGCCAACGTGATCGATTCGTCACCCTCTTGATGTGCGCCCTGTGTCGTCGTCGACAGCGCATCAATGGATGCCGCAACGTAGGCCGTCTCAGGGTCGCGAGAGACCTGCCCCACACGTCGAGCCGTCGCCGACGTAGGCACGCCAGACAGGCGCATCACGTCGTCTCTCAGGACACGCGGATAGGACACTACCGATTGTGTTGTGCCCAGCAGGATGCGTTGCATAGCGGCTTATGTAACACGCCGCTAACGGCCACGCAACGGGATGGCGATTCCGGCATCTAGTAGTTGACGCATCAGGCTAGCCATGTCTTTGGGGGACAGCGCCAGCCACGGACGGGCAGGCATTTGCCCGCGCCCGTAGTGATGGATTGCGCCAAGCACACTATGCGTTGGGCTTCGCTTGCCCGTTCGTTTTGCGACACCGTCGACGAATCGGGTAGCGGCGGACGTACCAGCACCGGGCGCAATCACGATGGTGAACCCCTGTTCCGTGACGACGACGGAGACAGCAGCGACGCTACCCAACAGGCCGTTGGTGACAGTGAGATTGACGCCGGGATTGCGGCCCGCGCTTGTCTTCGCCAGCAAGTAGTCTCGACTGTAGGGCGGCTTGAAGGGCCGGTCCTTGACGTCGAGGCCTTCGCCCGTGCGCTCCCGAATCAGGCCAGGCGCCAGCGTCGCAACGAGCTTGGCGATGCGCTCCAATGGCACGCGTGGAGGACCACCAGAGCGGGTGACAACGATGCTCATTCCAGGATCTCGATCCCGCGTCGTCGCGCTTCCGCCATCGTCATCGGAGACCAGACGTGCCGACAGTTGTAGCCGCCCGCGAACGCATCGACAGGCAGACCTTGTCCGTTGTCGGCTTGCGCTATGCCGGATTCCGTAAGCGCCTTGCCAACGTGGACACGACAGAATGGCCGATTGCGCGAGTCTTCGGGACCGCTGTAGAGGTAGACCAAATCAACGAGCCCATCGGCAGCTTCGGTCGCCGCACGGATGACAGCCGTCCTACCGGCAGCCATGACACTGGCATCAACGGCGGCTTGAGCCTTGGTGACAGTGGCGCCGATTTTCTCGGCCACGCCTTCGATGAGGTCAGACAGACTTGCGCTTGTCGTCGTGCCTAACGCGATGGCCTTGCGGATTGTCGACGACGCATCGCCAAACACATCGGCAATGTCGGCTGTCTGCGATTTGACGATGGCGTCGATCTCCGTCACGACAGACACAGGCAGGTCAACACCGCCCAATGCCGCTAGGGCGGATTCAATCGCCCTGTCACGCAACACGCCAGTGATGGCCTTCAGCCCCTTGGCTTTCATCGTCGCGTCAATCTGAGAGGCAACCTGTGCAGCCACACGGCCCTGTTGTTTGACGAGCGTGTCTTCGCCGGGGGCGGTGTCGAGTTTCGCCAACGCCTTGCGGATCTCACGGTCGAGTTGCTTGCGGATGATCTCAAGGTCAGCCACCGCGTCGTCGGCGATGGCTCCCGTCGGGTCTTTCTTTGGCGCCATCAGACAACCACGTCAGGCACCGGAGGTTTGAATCCGTCGAGCCCTGCCAGCATCTCGTCGAGCGTGTCCGTCGAGATAGCGGGGAACGCGGCAACCATGAGCGCCCGTGCCGTCGACGCTGGGAGTGCGCCCGACGACACCAGTTGGATGATCGAAAGCAACGACTCAACCTGCGCACCATTCAACGCCGTCCCTTGGACGTCGCCAGTAGCAGCCGCAGCCGTGATGCCTGCATCAACGACGGCAGCAGGCGTAGTCTCAGTGACAGGGACGTCGACAACGTCAACTTCTTCTTCAACATCAACAGTCGTCTCGCGGACCATCGACGCATCAGACGACAGCAACGAGCGCAGTGGTGAAGGTGCATCAACGACGGAGACGTCAGACAGGTACTCTTCAGCCTCGGCCCGGTTGCTCGACAATCCCAGCATCACACGCGCATCAGCGTCGTCGATAAGGCCCGCCAACTTGAGGTCAAGCACACGTTGTGCTTTGGCGTTGTCGTCTTCGTAGGTCTTGCTCATGC